GTTATCTGCGGCACGAAGCGATTTGATTTCCTCGCGCGCTATCCACAGTCCATGCAGGTAGTAGTCCTCCACCGTACCCATGTACCTGTTAGCCCGCTCCGATAGCCTCCGGTCAAGTTCGTCCAGCGGTGCAGTTGCGGACCGCAGCGCGGCGATCTCCTCTCGAAGCTGATGCACGGTTAGCGTCCAGTCCCCGTTTACGTTGCTGATGGACACCAATTTAGCGATACGCTTGTTCGCCTCTGACAATGCCAGTTCAAGCGCGGCCATGTCGTCAAGAACCCCTGAAATAGAACCATCCGCTGCAATGTAGGCGCGTGCCTTGTTCGTTCTCGGCGTGGCCGATAGCTGCGGCTTCTCTGAGGGGGCACCGTTTGGGTAGCACACTTTGCAGTCATAGCCGTGGTGTGGATACTCATGCCCTGGGGATAGCTTCTCTGATGGAGCAGCAACCGCAGGGGCTACGTCGGAGTCTCTTGGCGGAGATTGAACCGGCGTAGCTGATCCCTGCGGCGCTGCATTGTTCTGTCCCTCCGGCTGCGCGAGGAGGGCGTGTGCGCGATACAGCAACTCTCGGCTCAGGCACCATCCGCCATTGACAATCTCCCGCAGCAACCTGCGCTCGGGGGATTCGCTGTTGGAGGACTTGGAACGCTTTATTGCCTCGACCAGTAGTTTGCTGAGTTCGCTCATTTCGGCTCCACGATTACGTGTCCATCGGATCCTACAGGGAGGTCTAAAACTTCCTGAGGCGTAAAAGGTACATCTCGGTAGAACTGACGGGATGCGTCTACTCTATCCGTCACAGCCTGTGGATCAGCCCGTTTGTTCAGGAGCTGTTGCTTCCTTCTCCAGGCTCTAGCTTCGTACTCGTAGAGTGCCATAGTAAGCCAGTAGATGGCGTTCTCTGACTCTTCGCATGGTCCCAAGGAGTTGAGATACTCTGTCCTATCGATTAATACCCGGATGAGCTCCTGGGTGTTTACACCAGGCCACTCAAGCGGATGACAAACCATATCCGACGACCGGCGAATGAATCTAACCAGCAAAAACCCTGGGTGCTCGAGATACGGCACTCTGTAGAGATGTCCAGGAACGATAGTCTTCATGGTACTAGCACGGCTGCTATAACCATTACGAAGACTCCTACGAGAGCCGCCCCAATAATATGCCACCAGAGATTTGCAGGGTTCAGAATCAAGCCGAACGCCGAGCAGAAGATGAGCAACCCTACTGAAAAGACGACGATCTTCATGCCCCACTCCCTGGAAGGATCTCCTTCAGGTAGAACCACTCTTCCTCGTACTTCTCGCGTCCCCCTCCTTTTAGTACATGTTCTATTGCAGAGGCAGGTACACGGTGAGCCCGCAAGGCTTCCGCAGTAGGCTTCTCGGAAAATACACCCACGAAGTAGTCTCCATCCTGATCGTATGCGTTGATCGCTCTAGTCAATACCCAAACAGTGCGTTCGTTCACAGGTCCTCCGGAGAACGTAGGCCTTTGAAGATCGGTTGGCGAGGAGCATCCTTCGTTCCGTACGGTTTGTACTTGAAGGTAGCTATCTTCCCCTTGTAGTGGGTCTCGAAATTGTCGAAGGCGTGTTTACGGAACGCATGATCCATCTCCCCTGAGAGACGGAAAGGTTTCGCATAGTCACGATGTTCGACAATGAACGCGCCGAGCATTCCGGACGGACGCAAACCAGCTTGATGCGAGGACCGCTTCGTGAATCCTCTTGCATCTGTCGTAGCAACGTTGTCATTGTGCATCATCTCCTCGAAGCCGACAATTACGGCCTCTGAAGTCAACCATCGAGCCAGCTTCATCAAGTAGCCCTGCTTGATTGTTGACCTCCCCTGCTTGTACGGAGCATCCAAACGTCTGAGGATAACCCCTTCGTGCCCGGCATCGAGCGCTTGCTTCTCGTACTCCAGTACATCGTCCAGATTCCTGACGAGTATCTGGTTAACGAGTAGAACCTCAGGTCCTAAAAATCCTGCATGATCGCGGGCAAACTTTAGGAGGTACTCGTACCTCTTCTCGTACGGCAAGTCAATTCTGGTGTGGTCGAAGATATGCCAACGTACACGCTCCTCAGAGCCATGTGTCATGACAGCTGAATAGGTATCGTGATAGATCGTCGGCCCATGTTGCTTCGGTACTAATAGCTCACCATCGAACCCCTCGTACTCCTCCCGGTTGAATATCCTCTGGACGTAGGCTGAAGGGATACGGGTCATCGTCCGACTCATCACTGACTCGCTTCGCCTATGACCTCGTATACCGTCAATCTTGTCCGATACGAAGCAGGGATAATGAGGCTCGAACGCCCGAAGATCCTCAGGAGTCTCCGCAGCAAGCAGCACCCTAAAGGGTTTGTCAGTCATTCGTTTGTGCCTTACTCTTTACCAAATGTATCACACCGTGCGAAGCCCCATGTGCTGACGACGGCAGCGGCCTTTTTCTTGTACCTTCAAACTGTACGGCAATTCGCTTCATACGGTCGTTCCGACTCAGCCTTCGCTCTGCTTCGGCAAACGGATTTTGCCCACGGCCATCACCTCTGCACGTTGTTGTCGAGGTCCAATTGCCCACCTCGACGAAGAGCATTGATGTAGTTGTCGATGCAAACACGGGTGTCAGGATCATCCGGATAGGCTAGACGATAGCTCTCCAGCCGCTCCAGCTTGACCTCTGTCGGTGTACCCTTGATCGACAGACGGAATCTCTGCCAGACTTCGTTCCGTGTAGCTCGAAGAATGGCATGTATGTTGTGGCTTGCTACTGGATGCGGCCAACTCTTCATAGAGTCCCTTTCATCAGCATACCCTATTATATAGCACCACAGCGATAGTCAGCAAGAGTCACTTGAGAGTCCTGGCTACCCAACCATCGTCTCCGAGTCAACTTGCTTCTCGACGATCTCCCGAGTTAACTTGTTGGCCCTCTTTGCCAGAGGAGCACCCCCGGGTGTTCGGAGGGCCATCTCTCTAATACGACGTAAGAGCTTGAGGGCCTTCTCAACCGTCATATTTTCCCTAATGGCCAGAGAAGGATCGTTCCAGCATCTCGACACACGAAAGTACGCTTGCAGCAGTTTGTCCATTTCTATCCCGTTAAGTACGTTAAGACGCACTCACCCTCTCGAGCCACTTCTCGTAGCTCTGAGCTTGTCCCCAATGAGTACCAACCTTCAGGTCTACCTTAAACTTAATCGGTGTAGTAATCCACTTCGTTGGTACTTCTTCCTGCACCCTCTTAATGATCTCTGCCACCTTCCTTATAACCGAGGGGTCGTCAGGAACTTCCGCAACAGTCGAGTCGTGCACTAAGTTTACGAAGTGTGCACCGTACTCTTGAATAAGGGGTAAAGCCTCCATCCCTACGTGAAGGATGAAATCCGAGATGGTACTCTGCATGTAGAAGTTAGCGAACTCGTTTTGCAGTCCGTGCATTCGTTCCTGAGATACTACACCCGGTCTGCGTTTACGGCCAAATACCGTAATGAGGGTACGCCCTTCAAGCGGAGCACGCCTGCACCCCTTAATGAATTTGGCAGCCTGAGGCGCACGCTCGAACCACGCGTCGATAAGCCTCTGAGCCTCAGCAGTAGATATATCAAACTCTTCCGCGACCGAGAATGCTTCCCGACCGTACGGGATACCGAAGTTAATTGCTTTAGCACGTATTCGCTGGTCAATAGTGAACCCCGCTCCATACATGGCGACAGAGACTTCGTCGTGGAGGTTCCGTTTGTCATCGAGAAATACTCCGGTTAGGAACTCGTCGCCTGAGAGAGCAGCGAGCATTCGTAGTTCGGCCGAGTTGTAGTCAGCCTCCAATAGAATATATCCCTTCCTGGCGCAATACATCCGACGATAGCGGCCTTCCCGGGGGATATTCTGGATATTCGGTTCGGAACTAGATAACCGACCTGTAGTCGACGCGTGAAGCTTGAACGTCGTATGCACTCTATTCCCAACTGCGTGCTTTTCAACACCCGCCACATAGGTGGAGAGCATCTTAGTCATTGACCTATACCGGCGGACGAGCTTGACTGCCGGATGATCAGGCAACTTATCGAATGTCTCCTTGGTGGTATCCTGTGGCTTCCTCCCCTTGATTTTTAGACCATAGCGATCATACAGGAGTGCCGAGACCTCACCAGGTGAATTAGGGTTCACATGGTATCCTACCAATTCCTGGAGCTCCATCTCAAGCCCAGCAAGCTCAGTCTCTAGTTCAACCCGATTGAGGCGAACATATTCCCAGTCAACTTCTATCCCGTAGCCCTCGATCTGTGCGAGGAGATGGCTAGCAGGTACTAAAGTCCGGGTGTAGAGCTTCTCCAGGTTCGCGTCTGCAGAAACTTGAGGCCGTTTATGTCGCCAAACAAGGAGGGTCTTCTTTAAGTCCTTAGCGAGGTAGTCAAAGAGCACCGGCTCTGGCACTAGAGCATAGGAATCGCTCCTCTTGGGGGCCCACTTCTTGAGCATCCCTTTGTGCTCGGGGATACCAAGGTCGTTCTTAGCCTGCTCATCCAGATCGTGGTCCTTTGTAGCCTCCGAAAGAGCGTAGGACAATAACCCAGTATCCTCCGTATTGATGGTCTCTTCTGGCCTGAGCAGTTTCTCCTCGTGCAGAAACTCCTCGTCGAACTTCCCGAACTGCCATACCCATTTAACACCAGGCATGAACAACAGCTGGCGGAGATAATGACAATAGGCCTGATCTTGGAGAGCTTCCTTCGGAACAATAGCTGCTGTGTCCGAAGGATCCTGGAAGTAGAACCCGATACTCAGGATGTAATCAACCTTCGGATTGAAACCGGAGGTCTCAATGTCTGCCCCTACTACTACACCCTCGGGTCTTTGAGCTAGGCTCTTAACCTTGCGGCTGTACGCCGCGAGATCCTCAAGTTCGCGGAGGACAATATTATGCGGCTCTTCCCACTTGTAAGTTCTAGCGTGGACTGGATGGTCGTCATAGGTAATACCCATTGCCAGGGTGATATCGTCCTTAAAGACTTTGGGGTTACCCGATCCTCTAAGAAGGAACGCAGGATGTACTGTTGGTACGACAACAACTTCCTGTCCCGAGTCAGGGTCTCGAATAGTATAGAGCTGACCCCTCTTCTGTGTGATCTTGTAGCCATAGTCGCCCGTCAGTGAAATGTTGGAGTAGGCACCCATTGCCAGTACACACCTACGGGGATAAGCAAAAACCTGGGCTAATACTCTACCTCGACATGCGGTACAGGCTCTAGCCTTGAAGTCCTTGTCCCGAAGCACATTATCCGTCTTCGGAGGCCTACACTGCATGGCATTGATAACGTAGGCGTCATCAAAGTCATAGCCCTCTGGGACAGACTTATCTAGGAGGTCGCCAGACGGACCACAGATAGGAGCTCCCCACTTCAACTCCTCAGTCCCTGGAGCTTCCAGAATGATCACGAGGGGAGAGTCTACTGTCCCTCTTGCCCCAACTCGACGCGACCCACCAGGGCATCCAGGACAAGGTTCAGGGGGGAACTTCTTATCAGGACTCGGTAGGAGTCGCTTGAACAGCATCGCGACTCCCTACCCCTTAATCCACTCCCGATACTGATCGATATTGTGCCAGATACCCTGCATGTTCACCACCCGGCGTATCTCTTCCGCGGGAGTCTCCCAAAAGCTTCCTCGGGGCCCCAGTCCAGTTGACCACTCTGGATTGGATATGGAATTACAGATGTCCATCCCCTTGAGACCTGCGCGGATAGGGACTGCAGAATCGATCCCTTTGACAATCTGCATCCGCGCACAGCACACGTCATCGAGGATGTTGTTCGAGAACCCAAGCAGGTGGATACCCCGAAAGAGCTTGTAGGTGTCACGCCGGATGAGCTCGTGTAATACTGGCATTCTTGACCCTTGCTCATTGGCGAATATGCGAGGAACTGAGATGTAGTCCACCATGGGGAGGGAGTACATCATTGCAACGGTCTCCATCGCGTCATCGACGTTCGACCCTTGCAATACTCCCAGGAGAGAAGGAACCTCATCGGCGAATTGCTGTTTGTCTTGGAAGTACTGACAGTATCTGCGTACGAAGTCCTTCGCCATCTGCCTCGTAGCTTCGCCGTCTCCCATCACGTCGGGTATGACAATACAGTCCGGAGGGACAACAGATGCAGCCTCGAGCAGATCCTCCAGCTCCATTGCCTTCCCAAGCTCGACGATCGAGTTGTCCAGGATGATGAACGAATCCTGGTAGTCTTCGCGAACCTTCCCGTAGATCTCCCGGTACTCGTCGGGCTTATCGAGGATGTCGTGTGCCAGCAGCAGATGGTACCGGCCGAGATAGTCCCTAGGACCACTCTGCAGTTCACGAGCGATCTGGATTGGTACTACGGGAGCAAAGCGGGCCATTACGGGCCTCCTCAGGTGAATTGGATTCGAGCTTATACCCTATTATACAGCAGTCCCAGCTATGGTATCAAGTGGAGTACCATCATTTAGTTTGACCGGGCTCCCATACGTACCAACTCGAAGAACTCCTCCCTCGCGGCTGCTACATCTCGGAACAGCCCCCTTACAGTCGAAGTGGAGGTAGGAGTCTGGTGTACCTTGACCCCTCTACCAGTCATGCAGGAGTGATCTGCCTTTATAACGACCATTACCCCCTTAGCTCCGAGGTGCTCTTCCAGAGCGTCTGCAATCAGATCCGTACATGTCTCCTGCATCCGAGGAAGCTCATGCCCAACAGCCTCGACAATACGGGTCAGCTTCGAGAGTCCAACTACTCTGGTTGAGGGGATGTAGCCGATGTGGCAAACCCCGAGGACGGGAAGAAGATGGTGGGGACAGATCGTTCGGAAGGGGATTCCTGATTGAACCAGGACCCCTTTGTACCCGTTGTCGATATGAGTGGATGTGAAGTCCACCTTAAGTACCTTGCTGGTGTCGTAGGGCTTCTTGTACTCCAGGAGATACCGTACGAATCGCTCTGGTGTTCCATCGAAGTTCTCCTCCTCGAGGTCGAACCCGAGGGTCTCCAGTGCTGCGGCTATGAGATTGGCAGCATCCTGGACGGGATTAGTAGTCCTCTTACGGGCCATTGCCTTTATCCTCTGTGGTTTTGTCGTCATGGCAGATGTAGCAGCTTATGGAGCTGCAGACTAACTCGGTAGTTGAACTTCATGGCGAGTTCAGCACAGAGCCGGATGTTGCGCTGAGTCGCCTCTTCATCCCGGACGGATGACGTCACCTCTTGGTCAGCTAATTCGGCACCAGAGAGATTCCGCAGCGGAGCGACAATACCATCGCTCTTAAGCCGGTAGCCCACTTGGTACTCTTCGCAGGGTTGAAGCCAAACTGTGTCTAGGGGTTTAGGCGGCCTCTTGATCTTAGCCTCTTTCCCCGGGAGTTGGGTCGACATGAATGGTAGTCCATCTAATGCTAGTACTTCTCCCGCCCGAATGAGATACTTCCAGTCACCACACCAACGACAGATCATAGCATGGACTGTAGGGGTCTTAGGTGAACAAACCAAGGAGACTTTGCCTTGGTCTATGAGATCCTCTAGGCCCTCAACCCAGACTGTACCGGCGGTCTCGAACTGGACATGGAATCCAGCCTTTGCAAGTACCCAACACAGGGGTATGACATTCTGGAGAAGAGGTTCGCCCCCGGTTATAACCACCAGATCCGTCTTGCCGATCTTGTCTCGTGACGCGAGTTGCTCAATGTCACTCTTGATCCTCCCGAGAGACGTAGTTGTTCGGCGACTCTCGAAGTCCGTGTCGCAGAAGAAGCACCGGAGGTTACAGCCAGCTAGCCTAAGAAAGACGGCTGGCTTACCTGCAAATGGCCCCTCGCCTTGAATGGTGGAGAAGATGTCCTGTACTTCGAGATACAGGCCATCACTCTCGATAGGCTTACTCAGAGGGTTTGTTCCGAACATGTTAGGCCCCTTTGGCTATTCGCCGTTTGACCATCTCCTCCAAGAGCACATTCGGTAACTCCGATGCTGATGCGGAGCACTTACGTGTCTCTTCAACCACTACGCGGATAAGTTCGACCCCAGTCCCTTCGAGTCGTTTCGGGCCGATGATGTGAAGGAGGAAGTCTGCCATGTTCTCCGCCGTTGGATTGAATGGCAACACGACGATAGTGGGATCGAGCAATACGAGATCGTTCGACCAAGGATCTTCTTGCCAGACGAGGAAGTGGTGATCCCACTCATCCTCGAGCCACATACACAACTTCTCTTTGATGACCGAGAAGTCGATCACCCGACCTACCTCGTCGAGGCCTGGGGCTGCACAGGTAAAGTGGACACGATAGTTGTGCCCATGAAGATGAGCACATTTGGACTCGTGACCATAGACGCGATGGCCACAAGAGATGTCATGATACCGTTCGGCGGTGATCATAGACCCTCCTAGAACGGAACATCGTCGGTGAGTTCGACAGTTCTGTAGAGCGTGGGATCTTTGACTTTGGCCTTCTGGAAGCCGGCCTTACGAGCCCGGCAGGTAGGACAGATACCACAGTGGAGCTCTTCGCCTTTGTAGCAGGACCACGTGAGATGCCAGGGTACACCGAGCTTCTCGCCCGCAAGAACGATCTCGTCCTTGTACATCTGGATCAGGGGGGCACAAACCTGGACTTGGTGGTAAGTGCCGATGTACACGGCTGCCCCCATGGCGCCAACGAAGTCGAGACGACAGTCAGGATACGCATCGCCAGCAGCATCTTCGGCATGTGCACCAAAGTAGATCCGGCCTTCCCAGTCGGCATCAGTCTCTGAGCTCGGATCGATCTCGATCGCCTTGTTCAGTTGTTCGACGCGATGAGCTGCGATCCCGGCGATGCGAGAGATCAGTTGGCCATTGCGGAAGGGAACGTACGTCGGCGACACTCCCTTCAGCTCCGCGTACGACACGGAGGGGATCACAGCGTGATGATCTGTGAGTCCGGCTTTAGGGATTCCGATGATGTCGTGGATCTCGTGCGGGACTGAGAAGTACGAGGCGATCTTCATCGCCTGCGATAGCTCCTTCTGGTGTCGCTGACCATAGTTGATCGAGATTGCTGTGACATTCCCGCGGCCGCAGTCTCTCACTGCGTATGCCAGGCACGTGGAAGAATCGACGCCGCCTGACAACAAGACGAATCCGAGCTGTCGCATACTATTCTCCGGTTGACTTTCGCACAATAAACCCAGCCACCTTATGGGTGACTGGGTTCCTCAACAGTTGCACTTGCCCGGCTACGTGCTAGCCGTTATTGCCCAGCCGCGAGAAACGCACCGCCGGCGCCTTCTTCCGCCGGGAGCACATCGCGGACGTTGTTGCGGGGCTTCCCTTCGTACGGCTTGATATCGAGCCTGATACGGCACGCCTTGCCGACCAGAACGCCGTCGTTGGCGATCTTCTCGGGGTCGAACGGGCCTTGCAGCAGCTCGGGAGCCACACGCGAAACCACCTTCTTGACGCGGGGCATCATCACTTCGACGAACGGGGTGTGGAAGAACAGCTTCCTACCCGCGTACTCGCCCGCGCTCTCTGCCAGCTCGAACACCCACGTCCACATCGGGTTGCCGCTGCTTTGGCTGTGCCCGAACGTGACGTCGTCGACGGTTGCGGCGTAGATCCCTCTCGGTATGACCGGACGTTCCTGCTCATCCGGCACCGAGGAGAGATCGATCATCATGCTACCGCCGCCTTCGCTACCGGCTGCCTCTTCGGCGGGTACCGGTTGTTGCGGGGCTACTACTGCTGGCGCTGCTTCCTGCGGCTTCGGTTTTGCCATGACAGTTCCTTTCGTTGTGGTGTGTTGATCGGGACTTACTTCGTTCCAGTCAACGGTCTGGTTGACCCCTGAGTGCCCAACCGTCTCTCAGGTAAAGTAGCTAAACTTGTTTGGCCTTTACGAGCCCCTTCTCCAACAGCCCTACAGACTCCAGGATCGAGTGCATCGTTGGATTCTGCCAACCGAGGAGCTTGAAGTTCGAGAACCGACACTTCGCGTTGATCGTTCGGCTTGGCTGGACTTGCATGTTGTGGACTTTGGTGTTGTTCTCCCCTTGGGTCACGTACATGAAGCCGACGATGTCCATGAAGCCCTGGCATTGTCTCGCCAGCTTGCCGGTGAGAGCCGGCATCCAGATCATCTTCTTGGCGTCGTCCTGGACATAGGCTCCAGCGGCCGTAAAGAGTACGTGCATTGGCAGGTCGCGGTAAGCCCTGATGGCCCGGAGGACTTGCGAGTGGTTCCGCTTGAACTCAGACCACTCAGGGTTCGCCAGCTCCTCATCGATGCGCGTTCGATCGGTGACCCCCAATAACTGGTACATCGAGTAGCTCTCCACCTCCGACAGGGAGTCCGTAATAACGGTACGGAAGCGCTTCGGCGGAGCATCCGGCTCGTACTGATCTTCCGGGATGAGGAGCTTCTCCAGCTCCTTCAGCTTCTTGTCCGCCTCCGGTGTATGCTGATCCCGCAAAGAGCAGTGGAGCTTGAGGTACTCCTGCACTCGAGCGTAGACCTTGAAGTCCTTCACGCGGACAACAGTGAAGTGCTTCTTCAGGGGGGTAAACAACTCCTCCGTAGCGATCGTGAGATCGCCAGCTTCGGCGTCGATCATGAAGATGTCTCTCATGTCCGGTACCAAGACAGCGGACCCTAGGAGACGTGTCTTGCCAGATCCATAGTCGCCGTAGGCGATCATCTTGAGCCAGCGGTCGTACTCGCTCAGTCCATGCATCTGGAACGGAGGCCCAACTGGTACCTTCGGAGCTGCCGGGGCAACCCCAACTTGGGGCTGCGCAACTACCCCCGCTATCGCCCCAGACCGATTTCCTGGCTGAATGCTTCCTCCGGCGACAGCTGGTTTTCCTCCGACACTGGCTCCAGGTTGCTTAACAGCTGACTGTATTGCACTCCCTCCGGCGGGAGCTGGACTTCCTGAGGCTCGGGCAATAGGTTGCGCCATCTGATTTGCTCCTTTTCTCTTCCTGTAAGACCGTCTCCGGTCATTATCGTCATTGAATCGAGGATCTGGGCCCAATCCGAACCGTCGTCCATAGCAATACATGCCGCTTGCAACGGGCACATATTGTCACAATCTTTGGTAGCATTCGGATACATGGGGAGATTGAGGTTGGCGATGTCTTCCAGCTCCAGAAGAACCTTCTGCTCGAAGGATAAGAGCTGCATCTCATTGCGCTCTATACGGTGTCGGACAATGAATCTGTCTCGATCCTCGTCCTCCGTCATACGGATCTTGTTCAGAGCAATGATGTTCTCGTTCGGGCTGGTATCAAGACCTCCGTACATGTCCACAAGCAGTCGAGAATAGAGTGCGGCGGAAGTCGCCTGGCGCACGTCAGTAGAAACTCTTCCTGTGGCCAGTACTTTAGGGAGTAGTGGCATGCGCTTCGCAAACTGTTGGTACACCACGCCTGCAACATGTACTCCGTAGAGACGCCAAGCGGACCAACAATATGCCGTAATCTGCTCGTCGACATCGAGATGTAGCACGCGAATCTGCTTGGCGGTCTTGTACTCGACAATCCAAAGACGGCCGAAGTCGTCAGTAATGACCCGGTCAAGTGTGAAGCCGTAAAGAACTCTTCGCCCATCTGGCGTGCGTACGCCAAGATCAATTGCTCCGTTAACCTCGACTTGGGGTACTCCCAGGAGTTCATACGTATCGAGCGCTGGTCTGCATGACAGCCACTCCTCCGCGTAATACGTCATCAGTACTATACCCAATTGCAGGTGCTCCTGCCATGTAGCAGGTAACATTTCTGCTGCTCGAGTGGCTTCGACGAACGCAATGAACGCTTTGGCTGGATGACCGTAAAGATTCAAGCCGTGATAGTCCTCCAAGGCATAGTGTATACCGGTACCAAACCACAAGTAGTCGGCGTTCTCTTGGAGTCTACGACCTTGACGGAGATGTGACATCCACCCCCACAACCTACGACAGCGCTTGAAGAGGATCCGATCACTCGTCCGTAACATGAACGGTGACTGTTCCTCGGCGAGGTGAACTCTTAGGTGCTCCAGGCTGACTGCCTGGACAGGTACATCTAGCACTAAACCTCCTGTTGGTTGCCTT